AAAGAGTGGGGTGGAACGAGAAGGTCCCTCAGGGGTGGGAGACTTTTCTCATGCGGTCTTCTTGCTCTTCGCGTAGGCAGCGTTCAGACCGGTCACCTCAAAGAGAAGGTGGAAGGCAGCACCTGCAACAGCGATCGTCACCCACTTCCCGTAGGATCCCGTCACCTTTTCCACCGCCCAGTAGATGGGAATCAAGGTCAGGCCGACAATCAGAGCTTCAAGCAGAACGTTCATCTGAAAACGGATTGTGTTCTGGCGAGAGAAAAGCATGGACCAAAATGAGGAACATTGACAACGCGCTTGCAGATACACTTGTCCGCTTTCAGCCGCGGCTGAACTGGCGCATCCTTCCAGACGGGGACCTTCCGAATCGCTGGCGGATTCAGGTCTGGAATGGAGAGGACTCGCTGTTGGAGACCGAGATTCTGAACTTGGAGGGAGATGCAGTTGGATGTGTCCTTCAGCGGAGGAACATCTCCTTCCGCACGATGCAGCGCTTTATGGATACCCTGATGCACAACCTAGACGAGCGCTCACCGCATCCGCCGGGAGGTGAACCGACCCATTAAATCTTCACGACCTTCTCAGCGACGACCTTCTCGAGCTTGATGGGCTCGGGCTTCACGGAACACTTATGAACTTCGGGAGTGCGACACACGACACAGAAGACCCCGCCACATGTACACTTGAACTCTAGGTGGCTTTTCTTCTTACAGCAGGAACACTTCATTCTTGTCTGTCTTCGCAGGCTTTGCAATCACGAGGTCCGTTTTTGCACACGGACACGGCTGGGGCGAGCACGGTGCAACACACTCGTCCTTCTTGGTGGTCTGGGGGCAGGCCAGATGGCGAAACGCGGGACTGCGATAGACACACCCGGTCTCACAAAGACTCTTGATCTGAGGAGGAAGCGCGCAGACACGACGGAGCATTGTGTATACCAGGCTCTCTGTCTCGTGGCTGAAATCCGTTTTTCGGTCCAGAGGATAATGCGGTATGCCACTGTGGTTGACCCCGGAGTGGAGTACGACCCTCAACAGTTTGCCCAAGAAATCGCAGTCTATCTTGCAGACCCCGATGGGTGGCTGTCCCGAGGGCTGACCTTTACGCGTGTCGTGCATCCCTCCGACGCCGAGATGGTCATCCATTTGACTCCCCTCTCCAAGATGAAGACAATTGGATGTGATCCTGCGTTGTCCTGTGCCGAATTCAATGGACGTCATATCCATCTGAATGCGAACCGGTGGTTCAAGGGCGCTCCTCCGAGTAGGCTTGCGTTGAGCGCGTATCGTCAGTATATGGTGACCCACGAGGTAGGTCACATCTTGGGCTATGACCATTCACGCTGTCCGGGCCGTGGAGTTCCGGCTCCGATTATGCTCCAGCAGACAATGGGAATTGGGCCCTGTAAGCCAAATACACGCGTCACGAAGTATGACATCAAATGATGCTCTACGTCCTGTACCCGCGAACGGACCTCGGGTGGGATGACCCGCGCATCTTTACGGTGTTTGCGCGGGTTGAACCGTTGATTGACAGCGAACACTTCGCCATCGCCTACGAGGGAACGGATGAGCTTATGCCGGTCTGGATCTTCCAGCTAGAGAAGGGGAAGATTACACGCTGGGCCGTTAGTCGGTGACCTTCAGGATCATCACACCTGCTGCAATCAGCGCAATCGCGAAGAAGTCGTGGAGATGGAGACTCTCCTTGAAAAGCAGAATTCCAACAAGGGTTGTCGCAACCACCGACAACCCCGACCAGAGCGCGTTGGTCATCGCCATCCCCGTGCTGTTAAACGTCATCCGGAGCAGGAATCCAACCACTGCATAGAAGAGAACACCGACTGCAAACCACGCGGTGCTGTCGACGCTTCGCTTGAAGCACGACATCGCCATCGTCTCCATCATCACGATAAGGAGGACATACCAGTAGATACGGGGAATTGCCATTGTCTTAGGGCACGAGAATGTGGTCGCGGAGAAGGCGGCGCATCATTTCGGGTTCTTCCATCCGGTCTCCGCGGTAGTCCTGGTGTTTTACGCGGTAATGAAAGGTCCCGGGAGGAATCGTATCGTGGGTCTTTTCGTAGTGCGCGAGACTGATGAAGTCCATACGGGGCGCTGCTGTAAGAGGAATCTGAAGGGTGCGCATAGTGTGTCCGATGTCGACGTCATCAATAATGCCCACAGACAGTGCAAGTCGGCGGTGCGCAAGAAGGGCCTCGGCTGTATCGCGCGTGAAGAGAATCCCAGCCCCCGAGGCATAGGGATACATCGTTCCGTCCCCGTCACAGAGCATTCCTCCGTAGACACGAGACGAGGGAAGGGTCTGAAGATACGACACCAGCGCCTTGAAATCCCAGACCGACGAGAGATTAGTCCGAACCACGTGGGTATAGGGCCGGCGAAGGAAATACTCCAGTCCCGCAAGGGTTTTTGCGAGAATGGAACCGTAGCGTTCTGTTCCACGGAGGAACAATGTGTCGTCCGTCAGCGTCGGAACGAAGACGAGCGGGCTAGACTGGAGAAAGTAGCAGTCTACGTTTGGGTGGGACTTCATATAGGTCCTCCAGACCTCACGATGATGTTTGTAGACAGGGAAGGTGTCGCTGGAAATCACCAGCATCAGCACTCGCATTTATAGACTTAGTTGGAATACGCGAGGCCGCCCATACCGCTCATAATGCGAAGCACGTTGTAGTTGACGGCATAGACGCGGAAGTTGTACGGGTAGGACTTGCTGGGGAAGGTGCCCGCAGCGCCGGTCGTGATGCTGTCGTAGACGAGGGTGGCGTTGTCAATGCGGCTGAAGTTGCAGGTGCCCGACGGCTGGTGCTCCTCGGGCTGGAGGGCGAAGGAATAGACGTTGATGAACTTCTTGGCCGTCAGGGTGTTGCCCGTCGAGCCATCGGAGGCCCAAGCACCCGTGCCGCCCGCGGTGTGGTGCTGGTAGGGCTGGACCTTCCAGAAGTAGTCGCCGTAGCGCTCGTCGAAGCGGTCCTGGCCGTTGATCTGGAGGCGCGCGCGGTTGACGATGTCGCTGTAGGTGAAGGGCTGGGTATACGAGAACGCCGTTCCCGTCGGGAGACCACCAAACCCACCCGTGCCCGCAGTATTGTTGTTCATCGCGGCGGTGAAGGGAATGCCCGAGAGCGTGGTATCGCCGCAGTCCGTCAGGCGCGCGTCCTGGAAGACCCAGATGAGCTCCTTGATGGGGTGGTTGAGGGTGAGGTCCAGACGGCCCGAGGAGGTCGTGACCTGCTGCTGGCCCTCGAACTGGAGCTGCTCAATGAGGTACTCGTGGCTCTCCTGGGCGAAGCGACGGCGCTCCTCCACGTCGAGATAGATGTAATCAATGTAGAGCGCCATGTCCTTGATCGCAGGGAGCTGCGACGCCGCATAGCTGACCGTGGTCGTTGACGCCTGGGTGTTCGCAGACACGAGGTTCACAGCGTCGTTGAGGGTGATGTTGAAACGCACCTCGTGATACTGGAGAGCGATGAGGGGGAGCGCAAGACCAGGGTTGCGATTGAACCAGAACTGGAGGGGAATATAGAGCACCTTGGGGCGGCCGCCACACGCATCTGCAGTCGTGATGGCGGAGACGTTGCCGGAGTACTCCCCACCGACCATCGCATCGAGCTTCCACGCCGTGTTGTAGTCGGCCGTGAGGGTCTCCCAGAGGTAGAGCCACTCGCCGTAGTGGCGGTCAATGATCTGGCCACCAATCTCCACCTCAACCTGCTGGAGGAGCGCATAGCCAAGGCGACGCTGGTGTCCTGCAGACCAAACGATATCGGTTGCGTAGCCCGTACCATCCGTGTTCGGGAGGGTGACCTCCACATAGGTCTTCCAGATGAGGTCGGCGTTGCGGTTGACGGTAGCGACGAGACGCTGGCCGTAGACGGGGGCGCCGGTGAAGTTCACACGAAACGCCTCCATCGCGAAGTTCGTGTGACGCTTGTAGAGAATCTTCCAGAAGGTGATGTGGGGAGTGCCCGAGAGATAGGCATCCTGCGCGCCGTAGGCAACAAGCTGAAGGAGACCGCCACCCATGTCTTTATACCTTCAGAAGGAAAACTTCTACTTCAGTAGACTCCGCGCGCAGAGGATATAGAGGAAGAGAGTGTTCAGGACGGCGATGAGGAGGGTCGGGAGGGTGCGGAGAACGGCAATCCAGCCGAACTTGGGAAAGCGGTAGACGGTGTACACGTCCCAGAGAAGGACGAGACCCGTGAGGACGGCGATGATGAAGAACAGCACGTAGAAGTACTGGCAAATCGTCTCGCTCTTGATGCCCTTCGTCCACTCGGGCTCGCTGGAGCTGGTCTCCTTGTCTGCCATTTTCTAGAGGAAGAGAAAAGGATGCCGAAGCCGTATGCTGAGCTCTTGGCCGACCTCGGAGACCCTCCCGGGGATGCAGGCACGATGGACAACATTATTGATGACATTCTGGACCAGCTCCCCGAGGGGCACGCAGACCGACCCGCCCTTGAGGCCTATCAGGCCGACCTTCGGAACCCCGCCCGTCGGGACTCTCCTGACATTCGCCGACACGCCCAGGCCTATCTTGCAGACCTTCTCGGCCGTCTGATGCGTCCTGCAGAGGAGCCGCCGCCTCTGCGTCGCGCGCCTGGGGCTGCACTCTTTAATTTTGGGAACCTGTTCGCAGGGAAGCGTCGCACACAATCGGCCAAGTTCGGCTCTTGCGTGAAGGCCGTGCGCAAGACGGTCAAGGCGCGCAAGGGGTCCAACCCCGAGTCCGCGGCCATTGCGATTTGTACCAAGTCCATCCTGTTCCCTCGTGGCCGCACCATCAAGCGCTACCGGAAGGGCCGTCTTGTGACGCAAAAACGTCGCAGGTAAGACAAATGGCAGCTGTAGCTCCGCCGCCTCCAATCGTTCGGATTCGGCGTCCGCGGTCCGCCCCGCAGCCCGCCACTGGTCCTATCAATCGCACGGAGTCCGGTGGACTGCGCGGAGGATACTTCAATTCCTTTGAGGAGTGGCAAGCCCAGATTACCGCAGCTCGCTCGCAACCTGCAGCCGACCAAGATGCGCTGATGAACACAATTCTCGCCGGACTTCAAGGGCTCTACAACGATGGCGCAGCGGCACTTGCGAGTGGAGAATACGCATCACCCCCGATGCGTATTGTGGTGCGAGACTACTACGAACTCGTGTCCCCTGTTGCCACAAATGAAAATCGCACACTGGATGACGTCAACCAGCTTCTGACAACCCTCAATACACGGATGCAGTCAATGCCTCCTCTGCCCTCCGTTGCGGGACGTCGCCGTACCCGCCGCGGCAATCGCCCACCTGCCCCAGCGCCTCCGCCTCCGCCTCCGCCTCCTCCGCCTCCGCCCGCACCCCAGCCGTCTCCCTCGGGTCAGGGTCCTCCCTCAGGCTCAAGCCGTCGCACGCTCAAGCGCCGTTCGACACGCCGCCTGCTCCGCCTTCTTTCGCGTCGGTCCCGCTCCGTACGCAAGATGCGTTCCTGAGGCATCGCAGACCGCCACCCGAATCCCCGTCTTCGGGTCATTCGCCAGCATCACGTAGGTCGGCGTGCACCCGAGGACCTTCTGACAGTGCTTTTGGAAGAGGTCCTTGTAGTTCGTGGCCGACGTTACCACCTCTTCAATCTCTAGATGAGCTTCCAGCACCGCGACCACGAAGGCGTAGACGACGTGGAACCGATGACCACAATCCGCCCAGAGCGCACCTAAGAACGCCTCAAAGATGTCCCCCAGCTTCTTCGTATTGTTCCGTCCGTCAATCGCCGCCGACTCCTCGTTGTGCCGACTGATGACATAGAACTTGTTCAACCCGATTTCCTTGGACAACACGCCAATCCGCTCATTGTTCACGAGCTCCTTGCGCGCATCCGTCAAGAAGCCCTGTTTCCGCTCCGGATACTTCCGGCGCAGATACGTGGCCACACAGACCCCCAGAACACTATCGCCTTCGAACTCCAGACACTCGTAGGACTCATCCTGTAGCGGCATAACACCCGGAGGACACGGCGCGAGTTGCGCAGGACGTCCGTCAGGCGTGGTATACTCCGTCCGCCGCACGTAGGTGGTGTGGACCATTGCGGTTTGGAAGACCGCGGGCTTCTGCACGCGATAGTGAGGCAACCCGTAGCGATGGAGAATGCGATGAATGTCGGCCTCCTTGAAGAACCGATTGTTCGGATTGTAGGGGCAGTAGGTGTCCATTTGAGAGTGTCTCGCTCGCCCCGCGTAGGTCGGTTTTCACGTGAAAAATTGTGTCATTGTATACCATACTCGCGCTCTTGATGGTGAAGCCCTTGACGAATCTCGCGATGCGTGCCATAGAGGTGAACCGGTCCGTCGTCGCGCAGCTGACGCGGGTTCAGTATGGGTTTCTGCCTGAGCAGAATCTTGCTCAGACACAGGAGGTCGTTAATCAACTTCAGGATCTTGTCAGACAAATGCATCAGTGCCTTCACTCTCCACCTCCTCCACCTCGTCCTCCTGCCATTCCTCTTAAGTAGTCGTCTCGTCATCGTCAAAGGGCTTCAGGTCAAACGCATAGTCCGTCGCAGTCATCTTCCGGTCGTGCCGGATCACGATCTCGCGGAGGACATCTTCCCCGTGCTCGGGTAGGATGTCTTTCAGATACTCTTCCAGCTGCTTCTTGGACAGCGTCCAGCCCTTCTTCCACTCCCCTGGCTTCTTCACCATGAACACCATCTTGGACTGATTCAGCGCAATCTTCTGGGGAATCTCTCCCCTCTGCTCATTGTACACCGCAGCCAGGTCCAGCTCCACCGACTGGCGCTCCTCGCGAAGCTCGCGGGCCTTCGCATTCAGCTCATTCAGGCGCTTGGTGATATCCACGTAGCGACGAAGGGGGGTAGCCAGAGAGTCCATTGTGTGTGCTTGTCTCCTCCTCGTGCGGAAAGTATCCGTTTTGAACAAGGATGTCGTGGCTGGACGAAGACCAAGTCAAACGGCTCAAGGAGGTCTACGAGAAAGAGCATCCTCGCGAGTCCAAGATTCCCGATGGAGACCCCGAGGCCACGTGGGAGGAGCTCCAGCGCAGGATGTGGGCCCACTGCAAGACCGGACAAGCCGAGTGCATCATCACGTCGCTGATGAAGCGTCCCAAGGCTCCCAAGGAGTGGACCGTCAATCGCTACGAGTGGTTGTCGTCTACCGACATTGATGCCGCCGAGAAGAAGCTCTTCGTGGAGATGGTGCCCGACTACCACTACATTGGCTCGCTTCCGATGGACTTTGACCTGAAGTCCGAGATGAACGAGTGCCTGGTCTCTACGCTCTGCGAGATGAAGCTCCCCAAGCTGGCGGAAAAGGGCAAGCACCGCATCGGTATCGTCATCAACACCGACCCACACGACGGCCCGGGACAGCACTGGGTGGCCGTCTTCGCTGACGTCCGTCCAGAGCTGGAGTATCCTCGGATGACCTATTTTGACTCGTATGCACAGACGCCTGAGCCCGAGATTCGTCGTCTGATGAAGCGCTGGAAGGAGCAGTGGGATGCGACGAAGACGCACGCGAAGGGGATGAAGCTCACCTACAACAAGACGCGCCATCAGTATCGGGATTCAGAGTGTGGCGTCTACTGCCTGTACTTCCATCTCGCGTGCCTCCTGGAGATTCCGATGGACGCCCGCATCCCCGACGATGTGATGAACGCGTTTCGTAACTTCCTGTTTCGGATGCCAAAGGAATCTCGCGAGAAAGAACAATGAAAGCGCTTCTGGCTGCGCTGTTGGCGGCGGTTCTTGTCTACCTCCTCTACGATACGTGGACCCAAAAGCATCCGGTTCTCCCTCGGACGGGGCGTCTGTGTGACTACATCGCAGCGGGCGCTGTCTTTGAGGACCACCGAGAGGCGATTCGTCGCGGGATTCGCCTTCTGGAGGTCCATATTTATTCGGATGAGCGCGATCAGCCCGTCGTCGCCACGAGCCCGCAAACCGGAGGCAGTAACGTGGCCGTGGACAACGTCTCCTTTGAGAGCGTGTGCGTGGATATCGCGAATGATGCATTCCCGTCCAAGGACCCGTTCATCCTCTCGATGGTGCTTCATACGGACCGGACGGTGACGATTGACAAGGTCGCCGAGCACCTCCTCACGATCCCGCGCAAGTTCCTCAGCCCCGACACCAACGTCCGCACGGCCCCGCTGGACCAGCTCGCGAACACCCTGCTCCTTGTCTCCGGCGGCACTGTCAATGGAACTGTCCTGGAGTCCCTTCTCAACCTCAACTGGAACGACGCGGATGTCCGTCGTCTGACCTACCAGCAGGCCATCTCGCCGCGCGACCCCACGGAGCTTAAGCAGTTCACCAAAGATGGTATCGTCCTCGTCGCCCCCGAGCCCCGCTTCAAGACGATTGTCGGAAATCCCTCTGCACCCCTTGCGTTCGGCTGTCAGTGGAATCTCTTCTTGTCCGGACCCCCTGGGTTCGTCGCAAAAGAAAGTCGCACCCACTAAACAAAATGGACGGTGAGAACGGACAGAATGCAGGCAAGCGCTCCAAGTGGCTCGCACACGTGAAGAAGACCATGCGCGCCAACAAGGGCAAGTCCCTCAAGCAGGTTCTCAAGATTGCGAAGAAGTCCTACAAGGGTGGCGCGCTCTCCCCCCAGCCCCTCGCCGGTGGTCGCCGCAAGACTCGCCGCGGCGGTATGTTTAACTATTAAAGCAGGCGTTCGTGCGTGACCCTGTAGGTCTTCGTCCGGTCACGGTCTTTGGTCCGACCCCCTCCCGCAAGTTTCCGGCAGGTTTTGCCGTGATAGGTTTTCTTGGAACAGCCACTTTTATAATAGGAGACGTGGTGTGCGTATCCCCGATAGGACGGAAGCTCCACATTGAGCTCATCTGCCAGCGCCTTCAGTAGGCCATACATCCACTTCAGATAGGTCCTCCGGCTTCCGAGCGACGGCTCGTGAGCCTGAAGGTACTTCGCATAGACAGTTCGCAGCCGCTGAAACGGGTAGACCTTGGCGAGTGCGTGCAGGAATGTGCGCTGGGTCGCCATATCCTGCGGCTCGGGAGCCTCGGGGTAGTTGGATGCAACCGAAAAGAGAAAGTCGCGGCCTGGGATGTTGACAGGCTTCATCGCGGCATACTTCGCCTTGACCTCCGCGAACGACGGGTCGGGTCCGGGGTCCACGACCGTCGGGTCCTCCTTGGCCTGCCGCCGCAGTTTGGCATTGACCATATTGTGAATGTCGTAGAGCCACTTGCCGGGGTCTCCACGGAGGGGATGCTCTTTAACGAACTGCGTCGTGGACTCACGACAGAAGCGACACGGAAGCACGTCCTTCATCTGGTTCAGCACGTCGTCGGGGTGCTCCGACTTGAAGGCGATGAGGTGGAAGAGTTGCCACGCGCTCGGTCCCCAGAAGCGAGTGTCCATTGTGTCTAGGCGGAAAAATGTCCTAGGAGAAAGGTAAACAAATGCTCGACACCAAGGACCTCATCATCATCACGGCGGCGATTTACCTTGGCTCGGTGGTGTCCAAGTTCTTCACGGCGCTGTCCGACGGCATCATCGCGCCCATCCTCGCGCCCGCGGCCGCTGCGGGCAAGGGTGTTGCGACCTACACCGTCAGCATTGGCGGTGCGACCCTGAAGGTCGGTGAGCTCCTCTCCGCCCTCGTTCAGCTCCTCGTCTCCTTCGTGATTGTCGTGTTCACCATCGGCATTCTCCGCACCTACTTCCTCTCCAAGATCGGCGCCTCCCGCGGCCCGCAGTAAAAAAGTAGGTCCTTCTCTACAAATGGCACGCAAGACCTCTCGTCGTGGCGGGGCGTGGTATGATCCCCGCAGTTGGTTCAAGCCGAGCTGTGAGAAGGCCACGAAGACATCCACGGAGGCTGATGAGGCTGCAGCCAAGGCCAAGGCGACCAAGGATGAGGTGTGCGCTGGCGAGTCCTCTGCTGCCGAGGTTCCATCTGAGACTCCCGTGACCGATACCGCGCAGCCCCCGACCACGGGTGCGCGTCGCCGTCCTCGCCGCAGCACCCGCCGCAAGTACAAGGGCGGTCGTCATCGCAAGGGGCACCGCGCTTAATCCGTCCCGAACCTGAAGTTCGTCCAGCCACCCGTCGGCAGCTTCCCATACGTCTCCTCCACACGCTTCCGCAACTCCGGAATTCCCACCTGTACCTCGTTCTGTCGCTTCCACTCCTTGAACGTCGTCGCAATCTCACTCCACGACACCCTCTCGTAGCCCCCATTGGGGTCCGTGACGGTCTCCGTATTCGTGTGGAAGAACTCGCCCATAAACCGCGCAATCGCGTCCGACTCCTCCTTGTAGTCGTTCGTGTACGAGTCCACCTCCTTCGGCGGAGAGAGCTTGGTCAGGCCCTTCCCCTCGCGATGGAGATGAATGAGATACGCCATAAAGCACTCCGCCCACTCGGGGGACAGCACCTTGTGCATAATGCTCTCGTCCATCGGGAGCTCCTTCGGTCCCTTGGGGTCGGCCACGAACTTCATCGGGAAGTCAATGACCTTGAGACGGCGCCACGTGCCTCCGTCGGTCGTGTTCACCTTCGGCTTGTCGTTACACGCCAGGTGACACTTCGCCTGAACGTCGAACTCTACCATCTCCTTGGACCCCTTGAAGAGATCGCGGCCGGTGACCTTCTCCGAACTCGTGAGTTCCTTGAGGAACCCCGTGGAGAGCGGCTCACCCTCGTCCGGCTCGGACATAAACACGAACCGCTTGCCCTTCATCCGGACCAGCTCCGGGTTTGCAGCGCCGGCCTTGCCGCGCTTCTGAGTGAACATCGCCACGTTGGTCTTGTAGCAGTACTCGCCAAACGCTGTCGCACAGAGGTTCATCAGCATCGACTTGCCGTTTGAGCCAGACCCCGTGAGGATGTGGAACCGCTGCGTGAACACACCCGACAGACAGGTCGCGAGATGCCGCAGGAAGTAGTCGCGCACCACCTTGTGTGGGAGGATGCTCTCCAGGAACTGCTTCAGCTCGTCCCAGCACCCGAACTCGTGGTACTGGGTGTCCATCCGATACTCCACCTTGGTGCAGAAGCTGATACAGTCCTCCGGCTGGCCGGGACGGAAGCTCTGCGTGAGCGTGTCGTAGACACCGTTCGTGAAGGCGATGAGGTGCTTGTTGTTGTCCAGCTTCTCCGCAAACTCCTTGTCGTAGAAGAGGACACGGCACTCCTTCATCACGCTCTCCTTGAACCCCGTGCGGCGGAGCTTGAGACGAGCCGCCGAGTAGAGCTTCTTCTTCGCCTCTGCCTTGCAGGTCTCGCAGGTCAGGTCAGGCTCCTTCGCGTGTCCGCACTGCCCCAGCGTCATAATCGTCGCCAGCATCGCCGTCTCCTTGTCCGCGAAGAGGTTGGAGATGGCCGACGGAAGGCGCTTCTGGAGCTCCACGCCGTAATCCGTGTGTTTCCAGATGTGCGTGTCATACTGGAACCACTCGTTGTTCTTGAAGTCTGCACACTTGAACTCGTCCCGATACTTCGCGTGGATGACCTGCGCGAAGTCATACTCGGTCACAGTCTCCGCCGCAATCTCCACGAGGCGGTCCACATTGCTCGCCTCAATCTCCTTGAATCCCTCGGGGTTGTCTTCCAGCGACCACTTCCGCAGGCTTCCGATGCCCAGGCGGTCACCCTCCACGCGCAAGTTGAACCCATTCCAGGTCGTCCGCGCCTTTGTCGCGCGACCCGGCTTGGTCGTCTGCTCAATCCAATCCAAGAACACGTCCTCCAGCTCGTGGTGGATGTTCTTCAGACACTGTCCTACCGCCACCCAATCGTCGTGCGTCCCATCGCGACGATGCTCTCCGAGATTCCGCACGTGCCTCGTAATGTAGTCGCGATAGGCCTCCGTCAGCGGTGCAACATAGTGTCCACGACCTGGAGACGAACCCCGCGAGTCCGTCGGTCCACGCTCCATCGTCCGACCCCGCGAGGCCGCACGTGTCACCGGCGCCTCGGCGGGCGGGCGGCAGTGCTCCTTCGCGTACTCGGTCAGCGGTGTCTCCTCCTCCTTCCGAGAACGGACCGACAGCTTCTTGACGAGGTCCGGCGTGATGACCTCGGGGACGTTCTCATCCACATCCATCTCTCCAGTGTCCCGCTCCCAGTCAATGATGTAGCGAATCTTGTAGGGCAGCGCACCGTCCGTGTTCTTCTTGGAGCCGAGGAGCGGCCAGTTGTTCGTGTGCGAGAGCGGCTGCTTGTCGTAGACGTCGTCCCAGGGCTTCGTGCACCCAAGCTCGGGGAAGAAGACATCCATCTCCTTCAGGAGCGACCGACGAAGCTGCTGCTCAATGTCTGCACGGGTCTTGACCGCGGGAATCTGAATGTGGATGCCGGAGCTGGAGATGTCATCCGCCTTGCTGTAGGTCGGGTAGTCCTTCTCCAGGACATAGAGCTCCACGCTCTCGGGCAGCTCGTGGAAGCGCTTGAGCTGGTCCATGAAGGCCTTGGCGAAGGCCAGAACCTGTTCCTGGGTGTGCTTGTGCTCCTCCACGCGACCCTTGTACTTGAAGTCCAAGTCAACGCGAACCTGACCAATCGGCGTAGACTTCTCGGTGAAGAAGCGAGCCTTGCAGTTCCGAAGGTCGGCGCAGTAGAGACGGAGGAACTCGTCGTAGTCGTCCTCCGTGATCATCCACTTCTCGCGATTCTCGAAGGACCAGAGGCTGAAGGGCTTGTCCTTGTCCGTGACCTGACGGCTAACCTTCTCGCGGTCAGTCTTTCCATTCGGGTTTCCATTCAGAAAGAGGTCCAGACGAGTCGCCATACTACCCCCCCAGACAAAAGGTCCGGCGGCCGTCCGTTTTGAACGCACGAAAACGGACCTACAAACTCCCTGCGAGAAGATAAGCACAATGAAGTTCTGCCGCGACTGTTCCAACTTCCTGTTTGACACGGTGGAGCGTGAGGTGGATGGCAAGCGCAAGGCCTATACCAAGTGCAGGTCGTGCCCGTATGAGGAAGAGGTGACGAAGGCCAATCCCATCGTCTACGACCACAGCCTCCAGCAGGATACGTCCACACAGTACTCTATCAACCCGTATATTGAGTACGATCCGACGCTTCCGACGTTCACGACGATGGTGTGTCCGAACACGAGTTGTCCCACGCGGGGCAAGGAGTCCTCCATCAAGGGCATCAAACTTGATGCAGAGTCCGTGATGTGGTATTATCGGTGTACGGTGTGTAAGGAAACGTGGAAGCAGTTGGCGCGTCAGAGTGATGAGTAACTCGTTCACCCTCCTACCACCCTGCAGACTGGGGGATGCGATGGTAGGTGCCCTGGGAATTCCTGAAGCCCGTGGGAAGACCGCCTGGACGCTGAACGGGAGACGACCCAAGCGCACCCGAGGTGCCCGCAAAGGACACGGTGGACTTCGCGTCCGCAGTGGACCGTGTCTGGACAACGGGAATCGGGACGACACGCGCGTTGCTCGTGATAGAGGTCGTGGAATTCCCATACACTGAGACTGTCATCACACCTGAGCCGCCGGTGACAGTCGTTCCAGCCTGTGTGCTCCGTACCACAAACACAGTAGATGTCGGAGCTCGGAAGACTGGAAGCTCATTGATATTGAAGGAGGAGAGGCCCGTGATGGTCAGGTTTTGGGTTTCCGTCCCCAATCCGTGCTCCGGGTCCGTTATGTAGTACACGAGCTGTGCGATCGCTCCGGATTTTCCCGTCTCAGCCGTCCCCGTTGTGTCGCTGAGGAGCACAAAGGTTGTCGCTGTTGGCCGAGCGGCAACTGTGGCGTTGGTCGCGTTGAACGTCGTAAGGCCCGAGATGGTGATGACATCGCCGGCAGCGAGACCGTTTGCGATGCTGGTTGTGTAGTAGACGCGCCCTGTGATGCGTCCCGTCCCAGTTGCGTCTCCTTGTGCTGGGTCTGCAATCTGAAACTGGGTGGACGTCGTCACGATGACAGACGCATCTGTCTGGTTCGCTTCCGAAAAGGCTCCCAAGCCTGTAATCGTGACGATATCACCAGTCGTCAGTCCGTGGGCCTGCGACGTCGTATACGTGATCCTGTCCCCGTCGCCCGACGCTGCTGTGATGATATTGGTCCTCGCCTCTTCCACGATTTCGCGCGTGGCGTCCGTGACGACGGCCGTCAAGACCGTCCGTACCACAGTGGACGGAGTCACAACAAACGCCGCCTGGCTGGTGAGCAGGTTGGCATTGATGATAGACTGCGAGAGCGCCACGTTGTCGCGCGTCTGAATCGCAGCGCGAATCGGAGAGACGTTCGCAGCCCTGTATTTCACGAACCGTGTGTAGTCCGAGGCACTGAGAGTCGGCATCTTGTTTTACTTCACGAAGAGTTTCCGGCCCGCCTGCGGTGATGTCCACCGCGGAAGCGCAAGCACGGTTCCAGGGATGTAGCGCTGGGTCTCCGACGCCCGAAGCTGAGACGCCTGATAGCCCTGCTTGAGTGGGGCCACAAAGGTGCGGGACTTGATAGTCGGGTCGGGAGTCACGGTTGCAGCCGCCTTGACGACACGCGTTACCATAGACGCATCCTGAACATACGGCATTTGGTTAAAACGGAAGAAACAATCCCTAGACAACGATAAGCAATGGAGCCTGTGTTTCGCCCCGAAGTCGTGGAGTCTGT